GTGAAATTTATTTTTAAAAGACTCCCTTATAAAATAGGGGACCAGGTAACTTATGACTATGTTATAGTGACATTAAGGTTATTACTGTTACTGTTTGCGGGAGCAAGTTCATGCCTCGCATTATTTTCCTTGTTTACCCTCATCTTTGGGTATACCATTTCAGATAGCTCTTATACGGCCCTATTTTGGCTTCTGTTGGCTTTTGCGACTATCTTGCTATATTTGGGTGTGTGGCATACTAGATTGACGAGCAGGCAAGTTTATGAGCCATTTAAGCGCCCTGACAAGGTGAAACGTATCAAACGTGTAGAGTTTATGAAAAGAGGTTTAATTATCTCTTTTGGCGGTGCCATAACTGCTCAGATAGCATTGATAATTTTAACAATTAGTAACTATATTTTAAAAAGTTTATCAACTTCTTATCAGTCAGCGGACCTTTTTAGTTCTCATACTGAGACATTCTTAGGTTACAAAAATCAGCAGAATTTATTGGCATCACCAATACCATTTTTGTCAGCAGAACTTTATAATGCTATTTTGGTGATTATGCCGATTTTCATTTTAATAATTCTCTATGTAAATTCTTATATTTTTGATATTAGAAAGTATCAAAATCTAGTTGAACAATGGATAAGTAGCCGATTCTATAAGGATGATTGTATTGAGCATTTGGTATTTGATTTGGAATCTGATGGGGCATTTTCTTTGACTATCGGGATCAGTTCTGAAACTCAATCACCTGTCGTTATGCCACAATCTACACTTACTTTAAATACGGCCTTTTTCGGGTTAATTGGTACAGGTAAATCTTCATCCCTTGCAAAACCTATTGTAATCTCAATGTCGCAAAACTTTGTTGTATATCTTCGTAGTTTTGGTAGATATGTAAAGAGAGTGAAGCGTAAGGTTAAAAGATTACCTTTAACTCAGGAACAAAAGAAATTGAGAGAAAAAGAGCTAATAGATGAATGGTTTACAAAAGGTATAGGTAAAGACTTAACAAGTGGCTTTTATCTAAATGAGCCAACAGGGGATTTAGTTAAAGATAGTCGATTCATCCTTGAAAAAACTGGGATACCTAAAAAAGCCATCTGGGACATTGACCCCCTCAATACTTATTCGGATGCAATCAATATTTTTGACGCTGACATCGAGATGGCTGCAGCGCTAGCTTCCGACCTTTTTAGGGACTTTTCAGAAGGAAATAATAGTAGTGGTAATAGTTTCTTCCTCAACTCAGAAGAAGCGCATACTAAAAGCCTTGTAACCTTGCTAATAGCTTCTTCTAAGATACCAGATTTAGAAATTAATAAACACTTAAATGGTGGAGCACCTACATTCTCAGAGTTCTATCAATTATTGACAGACAACAATTTTATTTTCTCACGTGTAAGTATTTTAGATATTATATATAAAAAAGAATTAAGAGATTACAATCAGTGGAAAGAACAGTATGAAAGTAAGTACAAAGAAGCTTATGAAAAATGGATTGATAACGGGAAAGAAAAAGAACTTTTCCGAGGAAATTTGTCTAAAGAATTATGGAAAGAAGGTCGAGAGTTAGAGGATAAATACTCCGAAATCAGTAATCTAAAAAGTGCAATTGATTACTTTACTAAGTCGTATTATATTGATCCCAGAACATCTAAACGTACATTTACTTTTGATGCCAATATTCAAGGATTAGTAGCAACTATTCGCAGACTAGCTATGGATAAACGAGTAAGACGTATATTCTTTTCTCAATCAACAAAAAACATTGATGTGTTATTGAAGTATGGGGGGATTTTACTAGTTAACTCAGCAGCTGCAGAATTGGGTAAAAATAATAGTAAAATGGTAGCTCAGGTAGCTGAAATCATCATGCAAAGTTCTGCGTTTAGACGGATACCAAATAAGTATCCAATATTTCCTTTCATTGAGGATGAAAAGAACTCTTTCCTTATGGCAAGAGATAGTGGATTTCTAGACCAAAACCGTAAAGTAAGAACTCCAGTAATTCATCTTTATCAAAACTATGAGCAGGCAGTTGCTACCTTAGATAATAAAGTCGCTGATGCTCTATTTCAGTCCTATCGTAATGCTTTTATGTTTCAACAACAGAGTAGAGCAACAGTAGAATACTTGAATGACCGTGCTGGTAAAAAGTGGGCTTTATCATCGAGCTATCGTGGTTCACAAGGAAGATTTTTTGCTGCTAATGATGATAACAAGGAACAACTAACAGAAACTATTGAAGAGGTTGATCAGATAACTCAAACTGAAGTTAAAAAGTTAGAGGAAATGGAATTTTTAGGAATTATGGTTATTGATAATGAGGTAAGTGAACCTATGAAAGTTACCTCAATGCCAAGTTTCAAAATGCCACTTTTTACCGATAAAAACTATCAAGCAGATTTTGATATTTCCGATAAAAAAGATAAAGAACTATTTGATTTATGGCAAGAATGTGTTAATGAGGCTTATGTAGATAGTATACGAAGAACAGTCTATCATGAGCATGATTTTACTCCAGAAGAATGGAAGCATCTATTAGAAATTGAAAATCCTATCAATATGGAAGTTGACCTATTTAATCTTGAAGAAAAGAATGATTCAGAACAAAGAAAATCAAGCAGTGAAAGAAAATCTGAAGAGAGATATAATAGCGCCAAAAATAATGTTAGTTCGCAAAAAAGTTTGCTGGTGGGATCCAACACAACTGAAGTTTTAGACCAGGTTCCTGGAATAGATATTGAGAATAAAGAACCAAATATTATGACACCAGAACCAGAGGACGAAAGAAAAAATATTATTGAAGAAGTTTCAGACACTAAAGGTTTAAATATTCCACCAGAAGAACCAAATATTATAGCTCAGAACTTGCAAACCTCTCCTGGGAAAGAAGAGTTGTTTTAGAAAAAAATAAAGCTAGTGATTATCCACTAGCTTTTTATTGTTGATGACTTTGAGGTTGCTTATTGCTTTGTTTTTTTTGTTGATATTCTTTCTTAATGTTATTTAGAATATCTTCAACAGTGAGTTCTTTATTATCTAAACTAACAAGCGAAACATAGACTTTCCCAATCTTTAACATGATATTCTCTTCATGCTTTTTTCGCTCCTTTTTGATTTTATCCATCTGTTCTTGTAGAGCTTGAATGTTTTTATCATATCCCTCTAATGTTTTGCTTTTTGCTGCCATAATTTAGCTCCTTTCTTATTTCATTTTTTATTCTATCATAGTTTTTAAAAAAAGAGAAGTTATGATATAATTTATAGAAAAATAGCTGTTTTTCTTGGGACAGACCCCCCTTAGTCTCAAGGACACTAAAACCCTTGGTATATCTAGCTTTATCAATGTTGGAAAGAAGGGGGACAGTGCTGTTTTTGAACTTGGGACAGACTTCCCCTAGTCTCAAGGGCACTAAAACCCTTGGTATATCTAGCTTTATCAATGTTGGAAAGAGGGGGGACTTTATGTTGTTTTAACCCCCTTTTTAATAGGGGGTTGGGGGAAAGGAGTAAAAATTATGTCTAGTAATGAAGATATTTTGAAGAGGGAGAAGTTTGATTTAGAGCAAATACCAAGCGATGCTATTGCCTACTATACTCCCCATAGCCAATCACGAAAAAGGATATATTTTAGCAAAGATACATTGTTACTTATGTACCATCTTGTACGTCTAAAATACTTTTCACGAGATATGATTTTTGACCAGTATTATATTCTAACAAAGAAGAAGTTGAGTAAGCGCGTGCTCTACTCTCTTATTGGAAATAAGACCATGCCTATCACAAGCTTCAGTGACGATTACAGAATTATGAATGTCAAATTTTTTTATGTCTCTAAGTCTTTTACAACATGGTTACTTAACATTGTTCATGAGATACCAGAGTTTATAGAACTGTTGGAAGTTACAGAGTACGAAGGATCGCATTATAGTCTTGTAACTAATCGTATTTCTGGTGGTAAGAATGGAATAAAAAAAATAAATCCTCATGATTATAATGCCAGAAAATTGTGTCTCAAAATTGGGAGGGAATTGATTGATAGATTACCCGATATTTCACCAAGAGAATTAAATATCACCTATTTCTTTCCGACCAATAGAGAACTGATCTCGGTAGTTCCAGATGCTGTAATTTTTGTCCAAGGTGAAAGGTATTATTTAGAGTATGATAGGAATACCGAGCAACATTATAAACTATTGGCTAAAATCATTGGTTATTTTGAAGAAACGTACTACGCAGGTGATAGTATCTTCTTTGTTTTCGACAATATTGCTAAACCTAGAAATAATCTCTTACATAAGCGAGTAGAGAACTTTATCTCTAATGTCAATCAAATAAAATATAACGACACTGGCCTTACTTATTTTGAACAAGCACAACGAAATCAAGTGAGCCTTTATGCCTTACCATCTGTAAACAGTATTTCTCAAATAACTGAAAAAATAATTGATGATATAATGCAGGATCAAGAACAAAATGAGGAGGAATTGATACAGCAGTTTAAAAAAGCAAAAGTAGTTCCTTATGAAATAGTTTCAGTTGAATTTGCTGAGAATATAGATGGTCCTTTTGATTATTTATTGACTTATATTGATGACTATTTTGAAAAACAAAAAATGCCACTTGTTAAAATGTATTATGGAGATGTCAGCATGCCTTCATTTTTAGAAAACCTTTATCAAAATTTCAAAGATGATTACCAAAAATGCGGCGTAATTTTTTCAAAGGAAATCACTCAGCAATATTATCCATTGCCACACGATGATTTCTTTACTTCGCTTTACATGTAAATTGTTCTAGGAAATATAGGTCAAAAAGATTTGACTTTTTTTCTAGTTATCGTTTAGAATAAAGGTACAGATAAACGAAGTTAAAGAAAGGAGAAAAAATATGATCTATATTCATCGGTTTCTAGGTACATGGCTAGATAACAATAAAGGTCCTAATAAAAATTTTATTTTCTCTAAAGCAGTAGCACAAGGAAGCGAAATTATCGAATATTTGAAGGGGTATGAGACTCGCAAAAAATTTATCCAGGCATTAAGGACTGGGAACTATTATTATGGTGTCCCGAAAGAGGTTTCTATTGAGGATACCAGAGCAGATAGGTATTATCGAATGGAGATTGAAGAGGATAGTTTACTGGCCAACTATAGCGCTTATTATGGAAGTGGAACAGCTGTCTATTCTAAGTATCTTTTTAGCAACATAAAGGTTCGTTCTATTTACGAGTATGAATCATTGGATTTGCTTCTTGATGAGCTAAAAGAAGAAGTGGAATTGACTATCAGCTGCGCTTACAACCCCTGTTATGTGCTTTCTAGTGAGTTAGGTGAATTTAAGGCTTCTATTGAGCTTGGTAAATTATTCTTGTCTATGAAGCACGCGCCTAATGAACGCAAACCAATTGCTGAAATTGAAATTTAAAAGGAGTTAAATATGAATGACAAAGAATCGAATGTAGTAGAAGAGTCTATTGTTGAGGAGCGGTCGCTGAAAGGAATTAATTTTTTAGATAAATCTCTCATGGAGTGTATTGAGCTTATAGCTGAATACGATGCGTCGAAGATGGAGCTTAAATTGCCTTTGAGCGAAACGCAAACCATGGTTATCAATATCGAAATTAAAATTGTAGAAGAATAAAAAAGCAGTGAATTACTCACTGTTTTTTTCTATTCCTAATAAATCTGGTCGAAGTAGCGCGTGATTTATTTAAGTATGTATCTCTCCTCTACTTACTATTCTTATTGATCCATACTTGAACTTTTTCCAGCGTTTCAACCGTTATGTTTCTAAACGATCTATCCTTTTTTCTTAATCTAGTAATTGTAGATTGTGGGATGCCTGTTTCTTTAGCTAATCGATATGCTGAAATAGTCTTATCTGTTAGCACTGTCTCTATTTTTTTGGTATCTATTTTCAAAATTCATCTCCTTTTCCTTTTAGTCCCATACTAGCAGATGATTATTACGAATTGTTTCATTTTACCTTCTCAAAATAAAACTTTCCGCCGAATGGTTCGATTTTAATGATTCCATAATCCAATCCAAGTCTTGCTATAAAGGGCTTACTGATTCTCTCGTGCAAGGTAGACATCTGCTCCCTGAATTCATCTAAGAGAAGAGTAGATTTGTAGAAATTACATTGATAGCATGCTGGCATATAATTTTCAAAACTATCTTCTCCACCTCGATAGTGGGGGTGTAGATGATCCACTCTCAAAGTTTTCAGGTCTAAAACCTTTCCACAATAAGCACAGTGACCGCTGTATTTATCTAAAACTTTTTGTCTAGTGGCTTTAGATATGCTTTTTCGTTTCAATCTGTGACCTCCTCAAAGTAACTATGAAGTTTACTTAAATTGATAATAGCAACCTCTTCAACAGAATGCTTTCCGATGTCAAAGTTTGGATCGTTTTTTCCAAACTCTTTTTCTATAGCTTTTTCAGCTAGATCAGGTAAATCGAATATACTTGCCCCATTTCTTAAAACGAGCGCTTGCCCATATTCGTTCACTACTTGATAACCTACCTTAAACGGTCTGATTTCCTCAGGGATTTTTATGCCTTGACTTTTAGATTTTTGCAGCATTATTCTACCTCCTCATTTTTTATTGATTCATAAGCTCTTTTATAAGCATCCAAATAGAGAAGTACTATTTCAGACACTTTTTTACCAGCGGATTCGAGAGTTTCATAGTATTCTGAATCTTTTTCTTTTAAGAATCTTCGAACGCTATCGGTAATATGTTGAAACCCATAGCAATCATTAAAATACTCAAATAGTTCATCAAAATAATATTGATCAATGGCGTCTAATTCTTCATATCTCTTATTTTCAAAGAAATACTCAAGAATAATTTTTTTAGCTTCCTCTACATCATAAACAAAAAGATTACGACTAGAGGCTTTGATTTTTTCGATAAAATATCCAGGGTTATTTGTGAAATCCTTATAGAAATCTTCCCAATTACCCATATTATTAAAATTCACTGCAACCAGCTCTCCCAAATCCCCTGTGATGGCTAATGATGAATTTTTCTTATCGAAAATATATCTTAGATTATGCATTCGATTATATTCTGGACTGTAATAGTCAATGATTGTAATATCATCTAATTCGTTTTTTTTAGCAATGTGTTTGTTAAAATAGTGTGCAAATGAACTCATTACTTCACCTCATCAATTTCTTGCTCTCTCAAATACTCATTGAACAAATCTTCATCAAGTATTCCATTTTCGATTAAATTCTCAACCGCAATTTCAATTTTAATTAAACGATTCAATTCTTTGTTAGGCAATGTGGCCATAATAACTTCTTCCATCACTCCACCTCCTGAACTTTCCAACCAAGAATGTCTGCAGCCTCTTGAGCTTCTTCTTTTGTGTTGAATTTCTTGACATACTCCATTGTACCAGGTTGTTCATCCACTAGTATGACAATTTCAATATCCTCTTGATAGTTTTTGAAATACAAATGATTGCCATCTGTCACTACATACTTTCTTCCCTGAATCTCGTAGCCGTCAAGCCAAGCACGCGCAAATACTTCTTCATTTCTTTCTAGCCAATCAGCGCATTCTTTGAAGTTATAGCAATAATCCATTGCATGAAATAAGCTATATCCATCTGTCTCCTTACAGTATTCAATTTTTTCAGCAATTAGCTGCGGAATTGTGACTTTTTCAGGTCCGTCTAGCTTTTTTAAATCATTGATAAGATCACTGAAAATCTGTATCGCACCTAAATTTAAAACCCCGTTTAGTCGATCTGTATATTTGTTAATCAATTCTTGTTTATGCATCTTTCTACCTCCAATTCCTTTTCTAAAGTAATTTTATTTGTTTTTCATAATCATTAAGTCTCTGTTGAGCAAGGTTGAAAATGTCTTTGTCAAGCTCACAACCAACATATTCAAAACCTAACTCCTGACAAGCAATCAAGCTACTTGCTGAACCGACATGAGTATCAAGAATCTTATCTCCGTCTTTTGCGTAGTTCTGCAGTAACCAGAAATAAAGATTGATGGGTTTTTGGGTTGGATGAATTCTGACCTCATTCAAAGCCTTGTTTCCTTGCTGGATATGACCTTCGGATATTGACTTCCCTTGCATCATACCATTCCACATATAGCGAAATAAGCGCGTGCTATCATGTAAACTGGAGTACGCTAACTCACAATCTGAAAAACTTGAATGAGTATTAACCTTGTCCCAAACGATACGACCGGGTCCGAAGGAGTAGTTGAAGTAGTTCACGCCCCAAATAATTTGATTTTTTGAAACTCTAAATAATTCATCAAAATAATCTTCCCCTGGAACTTCCCATTTAGTTGTTTTGCCATACAATCTATGGACTCCTATAGGACTGATTTTGTTCCCATAAAATTCTCTTTGTTCTGGGCCAGAAAAGTATGGTGGATCTACAATAGCTAAATCAAAATAGTTATCAGGATATTTTTTCATGACATCCATACAGTCTTCGTTAAGAAATAATTTCAAGTTATCACCTCATTCCAATTCCTTTGCGATAGCAGCAATAACACTCACAGTCACGCTATTTCCTGCTTGCTTGTATAGCTGAGAGTTGCTGTTTACTTTTTGCGCCTTGTCAAAAGCCCAATCTGGAAATCCTTGTAATCTCCAACATTCTCGAGGTGTTAGTTTGCGAATACGATAGCCATCGGTTACTCCAAAACTACCAGCTCGAACAGTGCTACCTCCACCACTTGATGTTAATGTTCCAACCTCATCTTTTGTGATTTTGTTGTAAAAGTCTATAATTTTGACCAGGTTATTTTCTTGATAGCTGTTACTCGTTATAGTAGGAGCGATGTCATGTTCTCCGCCTTGATTATAACCATGACCACGCTGAATGATTTTAGGTTCTTGCCCACCACCCTGCATAGTGGATAGAATAGGAGCTAGTCCATCTATATCATATACTCTTGAGTTTTGGTCATGATTTCCAGGCAATTTTCCTGCGATTAAGATTCCATGATTATCTTGCGCAGTCAAAGTAAACATAGGTACAGCTATCTTCTGACCCTCTCCCTTGTTCGTTGTGAGCGTAGGAGCTAAGCCAGTTGATTCATAAACCTCTCCATTCATCCCTTTTTCTGAAGGATGGATGTTCCCGATAGATCTTACTTTCTGCGATTTACTTTCAACAATGTACGCCCCTGCGCCTTGTGAGTTTCCGTATCTGGTTGTAATGGTATTGCTGTACTGTTCTTTGATTGAAGCAACTTGCTGGCCACTTTTTGAGAGAGGAAAAACTCTTCGGGTACATTCTCCTCTAAGATGTCCGACAATGAGCACGCGCTCCCGGTTTTGTGGAACTCCGAAATCCTTGCTGTTAAGGACTTGCCATTCCACATTGTACCCCAATTCATCCAGGGCTCCGAGGATGGTCTCAAATGTAGCTCCTCCGTCATGGTTGAGGAGTCCTTTGACGTTCTCAAGGAATAGATATTTAGGTCTGAGAATAGATGCGAACCGTGCAATTTCAAAAAACAAAGTTCCTCGTGTATCTTCAAAACCTCGTCTGTTTCCTGCAATGCTGAAAGCCTGGCACGGAAATCCTCCACAGATAATGTCCACACGTCCGATTCTTCGAATAGACTCATCTGATACTGCTGTGATGTCATGTAGTTCTATTTCTCCTTTCGTATCGTGTATAGCTTTGTAGCTAGCTCTTGCAAATTTGTCTATTTCGCAAAATCCTATACATTCGTGACCAGCGGACTCCATACCAAGACGAAAGCCACCGATACCTGCAAACAGATCTAGAAATTTCATATGATTTTTAATTTCTTTCATCATTAAACCCCAAAAAACAGTGGCTACAAATAGTCTCATCTCGATCCATCCACCAACAACTACCCCATTTTTCATCAACACAAGGGGTAGTCCAAGTACATCCGCATTTTTGACAAATACCTTTCTTTAATACTGCTTCTTTCATGATAATTACTCCTCATTGATTCTCATACTTTTAGGTAGCTTTTTACTCGGTAAACAGTAACCTTCGGATAAGTCCCTTTTGCCATAAAATTCAGGACTACTTGTCATTACATGGTCACTTCTTCTCCATCCTCTACGAAGTTGTTTGTAAGATAAAGAAACACGCTTCTCAATTTCTTTAAAACTAAATCCCAACTTCAAATATGTTGTTACAATAGTGGTAGCATGTTCTTTGGACTCTTCGCTTCTTGTTCTTCGCTGAAAGTTAATCTGCTTATCTTCTTCATTTAATGCTATCTGATAGGCAATAAACAACTTCCGCATTTCCATAATTTTATGTTGCCAGGCTAAGCTGTAAGGTTGTCCTGAATATCGATTCACCAAGTCCTTTACGGGTTGTTTAAATTTCATCTGAAGAGGATCGAATTCGCCAAGGTCAGAAAATGGATCAATGAAACCTAGTGGTTCGCTTTGAATTAATTCATTGTATAGCGCTTCTCTGTCCATCCTAATTTATCTCCTTCTGTCAAATTCACGTCATTGAGTCAAATAAGCTTAATTGGATGGTTGTAGGCGCTTGTTCGCTGTTTCCATTCTTATCATGATCGATAACGTCAAAGATTTCTAACGTGTCTAAATTCATTACAATCTCTAATCCTACCATCGTTGAACTCCTCTCAAATAGAATTTTAAGCGAACAAAAAAGAGAACAGATTTCTCTGTTCTCCTAAAAATATTGAATTATTTGATTTTCTAAAAACTCTTACCACTTACTTATGAATTTTTTCCAGAACCAAGGATTTCTTCGGAAATTCTCACCAAAGTCTTAACGATATAGTCTACTTCTTCATCGCTTAATTTAGTGTGAAGAGGGAGGGTAATTTCGTTTTCAAAGAAGGCATAGGCTCTTGGATAATCTGCCATATCAAAACCAAGATTCTTATAGGCTGTCAAGAGAGGAAGCGGTTTGTAGTGTACATTACTTGCAATTCCTGCTTTGGCCAATTCTTGGATAATACGATTACGCTCTTCTAGACTAGCACCTTCTACATGGGTGATGTAGAGGTGACGACAAGATTCGACAGTATCAGTCTTGTGTGCCAGTGGGTGAATACGAGTACCCGCAAAGCCACGATCATAGCGATCCACGATGTCCTTACGACGTTGTAGCAAAGCTGGGTAACGGTCCAATTGTACCAAACCAATGGAAGCCATGATATCAGTCATATTGCACTTGTAGGCTGGTGTAACGATATCGTATTCCCATGAACCCAGTTGCATCTTGGCAAGGGCGTCCTTTGTTTGACCATGAAGGGAAAGGATTTGGAATTCCTTGTACATCTCTTCGTCGTCAATCGCTGGATTTGCTTTCCAAGTCGCACTTCCTCCCTCAGCAGTTGTAAAGTTTTTAACAGCGTGGAATGAGAAGGAAGTAAAGTCAGCAATAGAACCAGCTGGTTGCCTTTTGTAAGTAGATCCCAAAGCATGGGCACTATCAGAGACAATCACGATACGGTTAAAGGCCTTTTGCCACTTGCTAGCAGCTGTAAAGAGATCACGTTTTTTCTCCACGACTTGGAACAAACGGTCATAGTCGCAAACAATCCCTGCAAGCTCAACCGGAATAATCACCTTGGTCTTTTCAGTAATAGCTTGCTCAAGAAGGTCATAGTCCATCTCAAACGTATCTGCTTGAATATCCACCATGACAGGTGTTGCTCCCACGTGTGTGATGACACTACATGAAGCTGTATAAGTCATGGCTGGAACAATGACTTCATCACCAGGTCCCACTTCCAAAACACGTAAAATCAACTCAAGAGCGGCTGTCGCAGAGTTGAGGCAGACAGTCTTAGGTGTCTGTGTGTATTGGGACAAGCGACGCTCCAGTTCTTTTGTCTTAGGACCTGTCGTGATCCAACCAGAACGAAGGGTATCCGCTACTTCAGCAATTTCTGCTTCGGTGATGTCGGGTGGTGAAAATGGAATATTGTAATTTGGCAT